TATGTTCCAAATTTCCATCGGTGTCATGGTTCTTTTCTGAATTGGTGGAACCTTTACACATAAGTTCATACTCACCCAATTCTACATCATCTATAACACCATCTGCAATTGCTTTGTTCATTAAGTCTTTATTTATTTGTAATGTTTGAGGATTCACTGGAAGTGGGGCAACAGACAGTTCAACAAACTCGCATTTATTGATAACTCTCGTAACTCCATTTTTATTATCTATATATTCATTAGATTTATAATCCGGAATGATTCCTACACTACAACCATTAAGATATTTACCTTTACAAAGTTTATAAATTGTATCTGCAAACCCGTATTCCTCAGGAGTTGGAAACTGAACCTTGATTCTTAATTCATCTCCAGTTTTACGGATGTTAACTGCTTTTCCAATAGGAAGGTCACTATGTCCATGTGCCCAACATATTACAGGATTCTTTTTATAATTCTTTAGATCAATCCCTTTAATCTTTACGAGGTCCCCACCTCTGTCTACTATTTCTTTTGAAGCCACAAACTCAATAGTCCTGTCTTCGTCTTCTGCTTTTGCTGCTTTCAAACTTGTAGTGTTGATAAATAATTTATCCATTATATTACTCCTTATATAATTCCTACGTACGTACATCTGCAGTTGATTGATTCTCCTGCACTTCCACCGCCGTCATTTGGGAAAGTTTGACCATTTGGGTAAACATAATCATAATCTACTACACCCATTGAATCATTATCATTATGAGAATCCCTAGTTTCTGAATCGCCAGTTGCTACCCATTGTTTCTTTTGAACTTTTTCTTTTCTATATCTTTCATCTGTAGTTTTATGAATAACACTACCAGATTCTGTCCTTGCAATTATTCTAGCTCTTGAAGCATTCATTTTATACACATTCTTAACTCGATTAGCAATCTCTTCGATTGTATCACCAGCATTAACACCATCTTTAATCTGCGAGCGAACGAGACGATATGTATGATTAGTTATATTAGTTATTTTATTTGATAAAGACGCCACAACCATTTCAGAAGCAACAGGTTCGACAGATATGTTAAGTGTTTCTAAAGCTAATGCGTCAGCTGCCAATGATCCATCTTTATATAAAGGTTCCATTGTAGATTGTAGGAATTGTTTGTTTAATGTTAATTGATTTTGAATTTTAGCTAATATAGAGTTGATATCTAAAGAATTCTTAAATGCCTTCTCTGTTAAGATGATTTTAAGAACATGACCTAACTCAATACTGAAATACTTTCCTAACTTGCCTGCCATGTGTTTAGTTACAGTACGAGATAGTTTCTTTTGATTCCTTTTGAATTTGTTTATATTAATTCTATTCCCTTTATCCTCAATTGCTAAATAGTGATTTAACATCTTCTTTGTATCATTGGTTATATTCTTGACTGGTGTAATAGGTGCATCTGAAATTAATAGATCATCAGCAGGAACAAGACTATTAGGAATGAATCTCATATCGCCGACCGGATCTGTAATATTTTCATAACCAAGTTTGTATTTCTCATTGATTTCATTAGTTGTATAACCAAGACTTCTATCTCTTGTGATTTGAGCAGTAATGATTTCAAAACCTTGTTTCAATTCAGAAATTTCTGAAAAGTCATAACTGAATGTATAAATTGGGAATCTACTTCTAAATATTTTCTGATTCCACTTCTCTTGAACTCTTATCATCTTAGGTTTAAGGTTATGTAACCAAAGCATTCTAGTTGCTTCTTCAGATACACTTCTATTGACTTGATCTGTTACACCAAACAATGCTTTATGAATACCAAGAACAGCAAGAATACGAAGACTAATTTCTCTTTGACTCTCAAGGTATTGCATCTCTTTCATAGTCTTTTGGAAGTCTTCGTATCTAATTCCACGAGGCAGACCTAATGTCTTATATGCCTTTTTAGAACCTTTATGAATTGAATCAAATTGATCAACTATATTCTTCATATCTTCAGGTTTAGCTTTAGCTTCACTATCGTAAAAGAATCCGCCTATTTGCCCAAAGTTCTTGAAGAAGTTAGTATTGTATAATTTAGCTGATTTATCATTCTCAAGATCTGCTTTAACAACATCCACAGGTCCAAGTCCACGATCTATACCAAGACTACCACTAGCTCCTGTATCAGGATTCATTAACTTTACATATATAAGATTGTCATCTAGAATAGTTCTATTTACACCGTTATAAGAATATCTCCAATCAACCTTGTTTGTTAATCTTGTCATATGTTGTGGATTAATAGGTTGTAGATAAAAGAAAGGATCATCTACCATCTCAACCATAAATTCACCACGATAGAAGAAGTATACTAGAGCTGTGTACATAACTTCATTTAATGACATATTAGGATTGGGGTTGGCGAAGTCGAAGTTACCAGGTGTCAATCTTTCTCCTAGATCTAATTCCCTATCACCTCTGTAAAGTTTGTATGGTAGTCCAGCACCCAAGGAGGCAAGCATATCAATACCACGATAGATAGTATAATGGTCAGAATAAGAATTGTTACTACCTACGTTATACCACTCTACATTCCCATTGTTAAATGCCATTAGTGATTGGTTAGTTACAGATTTAGTTATAACACTTGTTAACTCATCAACTTTTGATTCCAACTCCACTATCTTTGATGCAGAATTGCTTTTGAAAATGTCTAGTAGGCTCATATATTTTTCCTATTTATGTTGGTACTATTAAATTATAATCTCGTTTGTCTCTGAAGTGTGTAAATATTGCATAACGTCCAGCATCCATTAGATGATCATCAAATTTACATGGCTTCTCCATTGAGATACCGTTTTTATCTTCCATCCATGAATATCCCTCTATCTCTTTAATAAGATTGTAACTATCCTTATGTATCTTTAGTTTCTTGGACTTAAGAAAGTCAATACCCGCGTTTACATCCTTCTTTGCCTTTTCAGCATAGTATCCTGCTCGGTATATTTCTTCAATCCTATCTGGCTCTTGACTATCACAATAGATTGTAGCGTTCTTTTCTTCTTCAGGTATCATATATTTCATCTTGTTGATTATATCTGATGTTATCATTTGTGTTTTATAGATCAGCTCTTGTAGATAGAATTCATCATCCTTCTCACCTATTCTTATTAAGGCAGATGGAACATTTGATCCGAAATCTAATCCATATACAACATCATTGAAATTATCAGGGAATTCATCTACTATCTCATAGTTTTCATATATAACGCCTTCTAATGAACCCCATTCTCCTAACCAGTATGTCTTATACTTGTTAATATTATAGTCTTTGTAAGATTCAATCTGACGTTTGTAAGCATCGTCATTAAGTAAGTAATTATCTTTAACTACTGAATGATGAAAAGTTGTGTTGTTCCTTAAGTATTCAGATGCCTCGGAATAAAAGTGTCTATATATCCAATTAAGTTTTGAAACTGGATTGAATGCTAAAACAAACTGAGTATAGGTAGTTATAACTCCTCTTATTCTATTTGTTATCTCTTCAAAGTCTCCTATAAGAATTCTTGAAGATTCTTCGATAAACACAGATGTAAACCCAGTTGCACTCTTAATCTTTTCAGGATCGTCAATTCCTGTAAAGTATATTCTTGATCCGTTAGTGAAAGTGATAACCATTGGAGCAGTTGTTACTTTTGTAATAGATGTTAAGTTCCAATAACCTATCCACTTCCTGAACTCTTTGAAGATCGTTTCTTGCATTGATGATTTAGTCTTCATAATAACAAGAACATCATGAATTGTCTTTGTCTTATATCCTATAAGGATTCTTAATAGAAACTTCTGAACTGCGAACACAGACTTGCCTGATCCTGCCCCGCCTCTTAATATTAGGAATCGATTCTTATCTGAAAGTAAGTGAAAGAAATGCTTAAGGATTACCTTCCTTATATTCTTAAGATCAATATGGAGATTCATAATTAGAACGCGTCCTTTAACTCGTCTGGTAGATCAACACTTACATGTAAAACTTTAGATTCTATCTCAGCTTCAATCTTCTGCGGCGCTCTTCCAATACAGTGATCTGTAATATATTTAATCATTTCAAACTTAAACTTATCTGTATCTGTAGATTCATCAAACAGCATTCTAGCAAGCTCATAGTTTAATTCTCGAAGATCGTCACCAAATAGTTCTATCCACTTGTTAATAACCTTATCTCTTAATGATCTACCTTTCGGACATGGAGATGGTGTTCCTTTCAACCATCTACCTTTTGAATCTCTCAATACTTTCGTGTTGGACGCATATTCGATTTTTGGTTCATTATCCTTATATTCTTTTCTAACTATATCTAGTATTGCTTCCCCTCGTGTTTTATCCTTATCGCATATAAGATCAACGCCTTTAGATTTTTTATTTTTATTTTTCTTTTTAGACATCTTTAAAATCATCCTCATTATAAGGTATAACATTAGATCTTACTTCTATTTTATCCCCGCAAAATGGGCAACGATATTTAGGTTTTAAAACTGAACCAGGACATTTAGAATTTGTGCAAATATAAATATTCTCATCAAATTGATTTTTACAAGTTGTGCAGTCAGCTTCATTACTCAAACCAGGTTTTAGTTCTTCTATTGCTGGATCTTTTGATATATACTCATTACTCTCCATTTTATTCCTCCTGTAAATAAACCGGATGGTTATTATATGTATGTTCTGAATAGAATCAGGTGAAGGAATAAAACCAGCGGAAAAGTAGGGGTATCAGGAAAAATGTTTTCGAGTAAAAAACCTGATACCCCAAGGAGGATAATAAGTATTATAAAAGAATAACTGTTTCATTAATATGTTCCAAATTTGATACGGTGTTGGAACTTGAATCTCGGCGGCACCGCTTTAACATTCACCCTATATTCTAATACAAGTATAAGACAAGTATAAGACAAAAAGCGGTTGAAGCTACTGTTTGAATATGACTTTTTAATCTATTATATATTAGAATAAGTACCAGACAA